TTATCCAGTACCGCAACAAGTTGTCTGATTCTTGGAACAATGTGCTCAATAGTGACGAGGACTTACCTGAAGCCGGAACTGAGAATGTTAGCCTACGTGTACCAACTGGACACGAAAAATTCGCTTGCCGGCTAGCTGTAAAGGCTATAAGCAAGGTTGGGCTTCTCAAACCAACGAAAGCTAATGCCCTCGTCTATCAGAAGGTTGTTCTCGACATCATGTCCGAGATTAAGGTGCGCCATGTGGACCGCGTCAGAATATTACCACACGCCATCGCAGCTTGTCTTGATCGCCCTGAGGAGGTGAGCCGTGTGGAGGGATGCATATCCCTCCTCACAGCCGGGTCTAACTCGGCATAGGGAGGCCTAGTGCGCCGCCAGGGTCTGAACACACTAGTTGACCACCGCAAGTTTGACTTATCTACGGTGGCTGGTGTGGGACGGCTGGAGAAACTGGCGGTGACCACTGGGTACTCGGCGAAGGAGGATAGAATTTGGTATTCATTCAATTCTCTAGCCACTACATATGAGTACCTCGTCCATAACAATTCTTTGATCAACGTGACAAGAGGCATCGTTGAACGTGTCTTATGTGTTAAGGACGAAATGGGGAAATTTGTGCGCCCCCCCAAACCTGCTCCGGGCGCCTTTGCCTCTAAAATGAGGGCTGTTGGTTTACGCATCAGCAATCTTGTTGGCCACTCTCCCCACTGGACACGCGAGGAATTCGTCGCGTCTTACTCTGGGTCTAGACGTGAGTCGTACGAGAGAGCGCGGTGCAGCCTTGAGGTCGAGCCTTTGACGGAGCGAGATGCATACTTATCAACATTCGTCAAGGCCGAAAAGATCAACCAGACCCTCAAACCTGACCCCCCCCCCCGGGTCATCCAACCTCGGGGCCAGCGATACAATATTGAGGTGGGTAGGTATCTCAAGCCTTTGGAAAAGAAACTAATGCATGCCATTGACGTGCTCTGGGGAGAACCCACAGCCATCAAAGGATACACTGTTGAAAAAGTCGGAAGAATACTTCACACTAAGTCACTGCAATTCAAGAACCCTGTCTATGTCGGACTGGACGCATCTCGGTTTGACCAACACTGCTCAGTGCAAGCTCTGCAGTGGGAACACTCCGTGTACAACCGAATATTCAGGGACCCGTATTTGGCTGAGCTGTTGACCTGGCAATTGTATAACAAGGGGAAAGCGTATTGTCCCGACGGAAAGGTTCAGTATTCTGTGGAGGGTTGTAGAATGTCTGGCGACATGAACACCTCCATGGGTAACTACCTGATAATGTCGTGCTTATGCTACCAATACTGCCAGGATGTTGGACTCCATGCTAGTCTCGCCAACTGTGGGGATGATTGCGTGCTCATTATGGAAAAGAGTGACCTGAAGAAACTAAATTCTCTTGGTAAGTGGTTCACTGCTATGGGGTACACCATGAAAGTGGAAAAACCTGTCTACTCGTTGGAGCAGGTCGAATTTTGCCAAATGCACCCCGTGTACACTGAGAGAGGTTACATTATGGTCAGGAGGCCTGATACAGTCATGACAAAAGACTGTTGTGTGGTTCGAGGAGGCATGACACCCAGTCGCTTGGAGGAGTGGTTGGGAAGTCAGCGGAAGGGTGGATTGTCCCTAGCTGGAGATGTCCCAATTTTGGGCCAATTCTACAGGGCCTTCCCCGACGTTGACACTGATATGATCTCGGATTACGCTGCACCTCACAAGTTTCAGGCAGGTATGCAGTATGGCAGCATCACCGAGGAGAGTCGGTATTCGTTCTGGTTGGCATTCGGGTTAACACCCGATGACCAGGTAGCTGTTGAGGACGAGTTGAGGAGGTTCACCTTCACAACAACTCCACAGGAGCTGTCACAGGACGTGCCCTCCCTCCTCGACTACTGCACTAGATAACTGACCATTATCACCACCTACACACACACCAACCAATGAACTGTTTAGCCGCGTATGACGTACATTGTTGAGTACCCGGATTCAGACGAGAAACAAATAGTTGTTGTGA